ATATAATAACCTTTCTCACCATTAAATGTTCCAATAGCTCTTTTAACATCATCTTGTGAAAGAAAACCAACCCTTCTATTAATTTGTTCTGGCGTAATATCAATAACACCAGCATTAATAAGTAATAAATTAACAAGAGGTGTAACAGGATAAGCATAAAGATTAGTAATAGTAACATCCATTGAAAGATTAAAGTTACCCATAACACCTGGAGCTAATTCTGAATCTAATTCTACATCACTTCCAAATGCAGCTGAAAACACACTTCCTTGATGTTTTGTCCATTGATCATAAGTCATATTACAACCATTCCTAACACTTGTTTGATATAAAGCAACAGTAGACATACTTGAAAATATAGAATTGTTGTTATTAAAGTCCATATTAATGTTATCAATTCTAAAATATGTATCAGTACTTGTAATTGATCTAGCACTTTCTGGAACAGTTGACCATTGAAACATTTTAGTTGGAACACTATTAAGTTGAATATTGTTAATTCTTACTACTTGTGTTTGACCAGCTGCAATAGGGTTTGTTGATTGAAAAGAAACATATCTAGGCTCATAGTAATTATAAGTAATAGATTTAGGTAAACTAATTGCTTTAGGTTTTGTAATATAATTCATATATAATGAAGCTGAAACAACATCAGTAGTAAAAGTGTTAAATACTGTAGCATCAACATCAGCAAAAGACCATAAATACTTAGTAATATCTGATCTTAATTGTGCAATAATTTGCATTTGATTAATATAAGTTAAACATAAAGGAAAATCTTTATATTCGCTTTCAGATAAACAAAAAGGACTTAAAGGTATAAATTCTCTTACAGTTAAATATACTTCAGCAGTATCTGCTACACCAGTTGAATCATTTCTTGTGATAACAGCTCCTTGAAAACCACCTCTATTTTTATCGCTATTTAAATATCCACCTAAAACATTTAAGTTAAAACCAACACCTTCAGAATATTCTTTAACATTATCAGGATAACTTGGAGTCATGCTTTCTGCTGTTTTAGAACCTAATTCTCCACTATCAAACCTAGGAATAATACTAGAATATTTACAAACTGGAGAAGTAAAACTTGATGTGTTCATATTTACTGTTATATTTTGTAAACTACTTTTAATAGGATTACATCTTGGTGCAAAATGGTATTGTGTTCCTGGTGATACACCAACAGAATGATCTAAACCTCTAGCTTGTAATAATGTTTCACCTGCACCATTACTAACACCTGTAATAACTGTTCTAAATGTATATTCCATAGGAATTATTTTTTCTATAAATGTTTCGTTTGAAGGAGGGTTAATATCCCAGACTACTTGACTATTACTTAAATTTGTTGAAACAATTCTTTGATGATTATTTCTTGCACCACTGACTAATACTCCATATTTACTTTTATCAGTACTTATAGGATTAACTCTTGGATCTAAAACTAATACTTTTTTAATATTATCTGACATTTATTGTGGTATTTATATAATTATTTATTTTATTTTAATAAATTATATAAATCATTTCTTTTTCCTAAACATTATTTTAATTGAAACAGAAGTATTAGTAAGAATATTAACAGGGTGAACACCTCCTAAAAAATCCTGCCAATAAATAGCAATATTAATAGTATTAAATGGTGTTGTTGATATTAATGATTTCATCCTATATTCTGATGGAACATATTGTATTATACCTCTAACATTACTTCCAGGTGGTCCATTCTGATTAATATCGAAATCAGTTACAATTGGTAAAGAAGCCCTTGAACTTGAGAAGTTTTGTGAAGGATCAAATACAACACTTGCAAACTCATTAGTAATTGGAATACTATTAGTAGTAAATAATAATGATTTAATATCTGACCATGAATTTAAACTAGTAAATTCTTGACTTAATTTTAGTACATCACCAGGTATATTTACAACATTAAAAGGATAACCAAACCTTGATCCAACAGGTGGAATAAGTTCAACATAAGATTTAACTTCTATTTCATAAGCTCTTCCTAAAGGTGCTGTTACACCATTAAAATTATTATAAGGAAAATTTAATTTACTCATTAATTCTCTATTAAAGAATATAGATATATGATTTGGATTTGATTTTAAATAATCTGATTGAACATACATTGATATTAAAGATGTTTCAGAATCTAAATAAAGTTTTGGAGCATTTGTAGCAACAATTCCTGGATCAGCTATACCTAAAAATGCTTGTGCGAAAGCATAATTAATATTATCTAAGAATACATTATAACTATAAACACCTTTTAATTCTAAATTTGATACTTCAATATATTGTTGAGAATATATTCCATTATATCCTAAGGTTATACTCATATTTGTTCTATTTGGAAATGTAGGATCTGGTATAATAGGATTAAATATTGGTAACCCACTAGCATCTATTTGAAATCTTACAATACTCATCTCATATTCAGATGGATTCTCTAATACTGGAGAACTTCTTGAATCTGTTATTTCAACTGGTAAAGGGTAATCAGTTGTATTTGTTAAGTTAAGGTTATAATAAATTAAATCACTCATTTATTAGTGCCCTTAATAAATGAAAGATTTTAAAAAAATAATATCAAAACCATTAACAGGAGAAGATATGAAAAAATATATTCCTAATGTTATGTTATATACAGATTTACTTAAAATGAGTGATGAAAATATATATAAAAGTTTACCTATAATAATCTTATATGAAACAAAACCTAATTATGGGCATTGGACCTTATTACATAAAATACCTAATGGAATTGAGTTCTTTGATAGTTATGGATTTAGACCTGATGAACAATATAAGATGATTTCTAAAAAATATCAATTACCACATAAGTTAAAAGAATTTCTAATAAAAATGCATGATAAGATGAATATACACTATAATGATTATATGTTTCAAGAAATAGGTCCTAAAATTAATACATGTGGAAGATGGTGTATATTAAGAGAAAATGTTGGAGGATCAATAGATGATTTTGCTAAGAAAATGAGTAAATTAAGTATTGAAAAAGATATGACACCAGATGAATTAGTTTCAGATATGGTTAGTTTATAGATCTATTCCTAATAATAAAAGCACCGTGTTCATGTAACATCATTGTTGGTCTTGAAGTCATAAAATAAGCTGCCCATCTTGATTTCAAATTATTAACCTTTTCTATTCCATATTTATCCATACTGGCATATTTCTTAAGAAAGTTATCGTTTTGAAAAGATGGTCCATTAATAAAGAATACAACTTTATTTGCTTCTGCTAATATTAACCTTGTTGCAGCATAATTCATTAACATGTGAGCTAAATATATACAATGAATTCCATAATGTCTACCATTATTAATAATATTGTTTACTAATCCTGTTACATATTTGGATATCTGTTTATTTTCTAATGAATCTGAATCATCAAATATAACTAAAGAATTTGATAACATTTCTAAGGTAATAGAATCATCTATTAATGTTTCAGCACCTGTTTTAGGATCTGTTACAACTGTTACTTTAGGATTTATTAGTTTTTCATCTAACATTACTTTCTTAATATCAATACCAGCATATGCTGGGTCAGAATCATGTACTGTAAACATAATAATATCATTTTTAGGAAACATTCTTTTATATTCATTAGCATATCTAGCTGTTAATGTACTTTTACCTGAACCTGATCTTCCTGCCATGAATATTCTTTCTGTTTCAACTGTTGGCATCATTACCATAAACTCACCTGTTCCTAATTGAATATCTGTTCCAATAGCATCATTTCTTTTAGATTCTATTCTATCATATTGTTTTTGTGCTATTTTCCTTACTTCTTCATCAGTATAACCTTTTCTTACACTTTCAAATATTAGTTTTTGAATTGTAGGATTTAACATACCATTTTTAGAACTTAAGAAATCATTATCTCTTATATTCTCATCAAAGGTATTTATTGGAGTACTTTTCCCTTCTGGATCTAAATATAAAAATTTAGATGTTTTATTATTTTCATTTACAACTCTTGCAATTGGATTTAAATTATCTACTTTATCGTATGTTAAAGACATTTTTTAATAGACCATAATTTTGTAAGTTTATTTTTTAGTTTTATAATTATCACCAAGTAACGTTTTAAGTTGATTTTCTAAATTAGGTGCAGGTGAATTAACTCCATATTTTTCTTCATACTGACTTGGATCTTTTACAGGAGGTTCTGGTGAACCCATATTTTGTAAAGGATCTTTAAAGTTAAATTTAAAGAATTCTTCATCACTTACTTCATTATCAATACCATCATCATAATTTGAATTAATTGCTGGTGTAGGATTAGCTGTTAATAAATCTTGTCTTTCTATATCTTCCATGTGATATTCCCTCTCTCTTGGTGTCATTTGATTTAACAAAACTATATTCTTATCTGGTTTAGGTTTAATATATGTAGCTTTCTTAGGTTCTGGTTTTAAATCTTTATTTTCGAATATTTCTTCGTTAGGTTTAGGTTTAGGTTTTAATGATTCAGCCCATTTTAGTAGTACATCTTTTATTTCTTTACTTTGCATATTAAGATTAGGATTATATCTCATCATATTTTTAGAATATTTGTAACCATCAACCATATTGTTTAATTCCTTACCTTTATAACCTTTACTTGATATTACATCCTTAACACTAACTACTTTATTTGTTCCAGTTCTTTTATCAACTTTCTTTGTATATTTCCTTGCAAGATATTTTTTACCTTCACCTGGATAAAGTTCATCATATATTTTAGCTAAATATTCTGGAGTTACAGCATAATCACTAATATCTGGACAACCTGATTCAGAAATAGCTTCATGATACATTTCATAAGCTTTCATTTTCTCAGCTTTTTCTATTTCTTTAAATATTTTAAGCATCTTTTTTCTAGCTTCTTCTTTTTCTTTACTCATTTATATTTGATTATAAAATATAAATACTGAAATATTACATTTCTTCTCTTGCTTTCGCGATATACTTATCCAATATGTTTCCACCTTTAATAGGATCATCCATTAAAGGATTAGTGTGTAATCTAACAGCCCTTAACCCCTTTTCAAGAACTCCTGCCGACATTTCTTTTTCTTCCATTTCTTTTTCTTCTGGTGAAGGATTATCTTCATTTTTAAGTAATTTACCTCCTCTAGGATCTTCAAATACAATACCATCTACAATTGCTTCGGCCCATCTTTGCATTTGTTCATCTACTTCTTCAGGTGTAAATACTTTAACACCATTTTTCTTATGATTAGTATACTGTTTCCTTAATTGAGTATACTTAAGCATTAATTCCTTTAATTTAGAACCAATTACATTATTTTCATGTAAGTACTCCTTAATTTTTTGTCTTGATTCTTTAGCACACTTACCTTTAGCCACATTTTCAGGACTTCTAAGTAAATTAACCTTTTCTAAATATTTTTCACCTTCACCTGGTACA